CAATTAACCTGCTCTTAAAGCTGATACCGGCCACGCCGGCCACATACGCGCTGCCCGTGGCTTGGCTTGGCACTTTCCTGAATGCCGTGACGGCAGGCAGCGCAGAAGGAGCGGAAATCGCATTGCGCGAAACCAGTGTCCTGCCCGCGATGGTCTGCGCGGTGGCGCTGCAAGTGGCGCTCGCCCCGCGGGCTACCGACAGATACCCATTGCTTGCGGAGGTAAGCGCGGTGCCCGACGTTGTGGCGCTAGGCCGGTAGGCAAGCCCAACCCCAGCGCTTGTTATGCAAGCTGCAACAGACGAGGCGCCGTGCTTGCGGTTGACCAAAGCCGTGGCGCTTGTAAAAGCGCTGGCTGAAATTTGGCAATCAAACTGCGTGCGCTTGGTCGTGGAGGCCGTGCCGGCGGCCGTTGGAGCCGTGGCCGCGACCGCGGTGAGCCGCAACGATACCGAGGGGATAGTGCACGTGACTTGGACCGTGCCGATTAATTCGACAAGCGACAACCCGGCTTCGGCTCCTGGGAACGATGCCTTGTTGATTACGCTGCCATTGATCGCATTCTTGGTCATTTGATCGTCAGGGCAATGCCGCCTTCGCTGACCACCACGCTATCTCCGGTCAGGATTAGCCGCGCCGATCCAAGCGCGCCGGAAAATAGGATGTTGCCGTCGCCCGCGGTCGCACTGTCCCAGATCGCCCAATGCGTGATGGTCTGGCCGGCCGGCCCGGTGGAGTCGGGAAACACCACTTCCGCGCCGTTGGTGACGAAGATATCCACATCGCCGTTGGCCGTTTCTGGCAACGGATCTGCCGTCAAACTGTTGATAGGCTGCCGCTCGTACCCGCCGAAAGTCGCCTCGCTGCCATACGTGGAGTCGCTTGGCGGCGCGGTGTGCAGCGCCAGCCACAACCCGAGAGGGGGCGTAAAGCTTGCCCGAACCGGGTTGAGCGCCATGTTGAACAGCGCCAGCGCCAAATACTTTGACAGGCCGGCCATGATTAGGTCAGGTCGATCAGCAGTTGGCCGGCAGGGATTACCACCACGTCACCCGATTGCACGCTGCGGCTGGACGACAGCGAACCCGAGTACATCAGATAGGCACTGGTGCCGAGCGTCTGGTCCGACCAGATCGCCCAATGGGTCACGGTCTGCGTGGCGCCGGTCGAGGCGGGAAAGTTAATGTCGCCCGTGTTGGTGGCGCGCACCGTCTGCTCCGGCGCCGATCCGGTTGTGCTTGAGGTCATCAAGCTGGCGATGTTGACCCGCGCGTAACCGGAATAGGTGGCCTCGTTACCGCCGCTGTTGTCATCGGGCGCAGCGGTGTGCAGGCTCATCCACACGCCTGGCTTGGCGCTCAGGCTCGAACGGGTTGAGGCCAGGGTGGCATCAAAGATGGATTGCGCGAGGGCTTTGGAAAATCCGGGCATGATTTGCTCCTGTTACATTGGGTTGCTAGGGGGCGGCAGAGGCTTGGGGATTTGGATTAGCAGCGGCCTCCGCCTGTGCCCTGCCAGTGATCGCGCTGACAAACGACTGAAAATGTCCGCTTGCACGGGCGCTATCCGCAAACTCGGTGTCCTTGCTGAAGGCGCGATAGAGCACGTAGTCGATCAGCGCCGTGGAATAGATGTTGTCTACGGAGATTGCCGCGCCTAATGTAGTGTCGGGCGGTTCTGCGCCATACGACAATTCAACATACCCTGTGCCGGTGTTGGGCGGGTAAACAAAGAACGTTTTGGGGTTCAACACCGAATAGGTGAAGTGCTGAACATCAACTGTCGGGGTGATCGAATGCCAGTTCGGCACCCTTGCATCCAGCATGTCATGCTCGACCGGGCGGATGGCGCGGCCAGGATTGATCCCCGTGGCCCCGAGGTTGCGCGGGATAGAGAAAAGCTGCACGCAATCCGCCGGCACTTCCTGCCGTGTGCCCAATGCGCACAGGAACGGCACATTGCGGACGTAGGCATTGGGCTTGTACAGCGCGATATTGCGCTGCCCATCATTGAGCCAAGACAGCAGCTCTGCATCGCTCCAGCGCACGCCGGATGCGTCTTGCAAGACCGTCTGCGCCTTGTCGATGATGGTGTTTGAAACAATGGTCCCCATGCCGCCCTCAGTGATGCGACTTAGTGTGAATTTCAGCGCGGGCCAGGGACCGCACGGCCGACGCCCGGGCGTTGTTCATGCCCGCCTCAAACGCAGATCGCCGCGCCGCGCCGTTGATTAGATCGGTCCACGGCTTGTTCGGCATAATCATCAGCCGCGCGAGAGCGCCGTTGGCCAGATCCTCGAAATACTGGTTGCCAATCCACGAGGGGAACCCGGTGGCAGACTGGCTTGGTTGAAGCGCCAAAGTCATTGATAGGCCGTTGGTGACGCCATAGTCGGGGCTCGGGGCCAACACAATCTGCTCGCTATCAACCTGCGAGAAGTATTTGGGCGTCCCGGTCGTTGTGCGCCACCTGGGCAGCTCAACATCCAGCCATTCAATTGGCTTATGCGCCAGCGGCACGCCGTCCAATGCAACGTGCATGACAACGGCCACATCGGCCCCGGTCGGTGGCTCCAGGTCATAAAACGATTCGCCGGCGAACGTGGTAATGGTGTCTGGCAGGTACTTCCATATCCAACTGCCGGCACAGAACTCGATCACGGTGCGCTTGATGGCGTTTTCCGTGACCGGGTTAGACGGATCGGCGGCCAGATACGGCAGTACCTCGTCCAGCAAATCAACGTATTTGGTGGTTGCCACGGCGCAGTTCCGCACGGTGCTATCTAAGTGGCACCATTATCGGCAAGGCGGCGCTATTTGATCTTACTCAGGCACGCCGACCATCACGTCCAAGTCACGCTCAAATTCTTCAATCTGGTCAATCAGTGCTTTGGTGGACTTGCGGGCGTCAAGCTCCTTGCCCCACTTGTTCGCGGCGTAGGCTTTCAGCTCGGGCTTGCTCATCTTTTCCAGCGGCTTGTCCAGGTCGTCAGGATCAATTGACACCGGCTCCCCGTCCTCGTCCGTGACTTGGATCGACACCGGGGTCAGCACTGCCGCCTGATCGTTGGCATCGGCCAGCGCCCACTGATCCGGGTACTTAATCAAAGCCTTTGCCTGGGCGTCGCTGACGTACTGAATGTCGCCCTTGCCATTCCAAGTGACGCCAGAGCGGGCCACGTTGTCATACGCCGCCCGTTTGTTGCCGACGTACCGCACTGCAATTAGGTTTGCCATGTCTCAATCTCTAAAAAAAGGGGCGACACAATGCCGCCCCTAAACCTACTCACACAGGAGCACCCTACTTACTTGCCTTCAAACTCGAAGGTAGTAATCACATCAAGCTGGCCGGTCGCCGTGCCGCCGCCAATCGTGGCGGTGATATACGCGTCATACGCCAGCGTAATCGGGGCAATGGCGGCTTGCCGGGTGGAGGCCGCGGCAGAGGTCGAGGTCGCAGCCATCAGGGCCGTGGCGCCGCCGCCAGCTTCTCCGTTGACGTACTCGAAGCCAAGCGACACCGTGGTGCTGGCGCCCAAAGCAGCGTTGACCATCCGCACGTCGTAAATCTTGGTGCCGGCGTAGACCCGGTTCAAACGGATCTTGTCGGCCGCGGGGACGGATGCAAGCGTGATATAGCCGTGCGCGTTGGCCAGCGGGCAAGGGCCGCTGTACACAACATCCAACAGCGAGGGGGCATTGATAGTTGCCATTTTTGAATCTCCAAATAGTTTTAGAAGGGGGCAAAGCCCCCATCAATTACGAGCCAAGCAGGGTGCGGCCAGCAGCGGACGCGGGGTCCGGCGCGTAGCTGTCCAGAACCGCAACACCGAAGTCGGTGTCGGCGTCGTCGATCTTGAAGCGGATCTTCGCAGAGCCGCACATCGACGCGCACACGGTTTCGATGCTATTGCCGTGGTCCACTTCCTTCTCCGACCAATCGTAGAAGTAATCGGAGGCCGACTTGCCGTAAGCCTTGGCAAGCGCCTGGGCACCCACGATGATGGCGCGATCAACCGGCTGAGCGGTGGTCGCGCTGGCTTCCGTGTAGGTG